AGTTGGCTGTGGGCTTTGGCCGGAAGGTTCGCAACCTTGTTTCGTCGGAGGATTACAAGAAGGTCTTTGGGACTCAGTTGTCCAGTGACTCGAAGGCTGCTGGGAGATGGAACACAGACAAGGGCGGGGACTACTTCGCTATTGGTGTGGGTGGGGCGGTGACGGGTAAGGGTGCGGATCTGTTGATCATTGACGATCCTCATAGTGAGCAGGAGGCGAAGCAGGGGAACCCTGCTGTGTATGACGCTGTGTATGAGTGGTACACCTCTGGACCGAGACAGCGTTTACAGCCAGGGGGTGCGATCATTGTTGTGATGACCCGGTGGTCCAAGAAGGACTTGGCCGGGCAGCTCTTGAAGAACTCTTCAAAAGATGGCACGGATGACTGGGAGATCATCGAGTTCCCGGCCATTCTTCCTTCTGGAACTCCCTTGTGGCCTGGGTTCTGGAAGAAGGAGGAGTTGGAGTCGATCAAGGCTGAGATCCCTGTAGCCAAGTGGGAGGCTCAGTACCAGCAGAACCCGACCTCGGAAGAGGGGGCGATAGTTAAACGAGAGTACTGGAAGATATGGGAGGGGGAGAGCCCTCCGCCGTGCCAGTACATCATCCAGTCTTGGGACACCGCTTTTGAGACATCCAACAGGGCTGACTACTCGGCATGCACCACCTGGGGGGTGTTTGACCGGGAGGATAGGCATGGGAACATGGTTCCCAACATCATCCTTCTGGATGCGTTGAAACAGCGAATGGAGTTCCCGGACCTGAAGAGGAAGGCTGTGGAGCTTTACAGGGAATGGAGCCCTGACACGACGATCATCGAAAAGAGGGCCGCTGGCGCTCCTTTGGTGTATGAGCTTCGTAAAGCCGGGGTTCCGGTCTCTGAATACACCCCCTACAAAGGGCAGGACAAGATCTCCCGGGTGAATGCCGTGGTGGATCTGTTTGCCTCCGGGATGGTTTGGAGACCTGACCGGAGGTGGGCGGAGGAGGTTTCTGAAGAGATGGCAGAGTTCCCTTATGGGGAGCATGATGACTTGACTGACTCTGCCTCTCAGGCATTGATGAGGTTCCGCAAGGGAGGCTTCATCTCCATCGCTTCGGATGAGCCTGATGAGATGGCTTACAGACGGCCAGTCAGTTATTATTGATGCGTTTACAAGGACAAGACATGGCAACAAACATTGACCGGGCGATGGTGCCTGCTGATCGCCCGGTGGTTTCTGAGTCCGTCATGGAAATTGAGATTGAGAACCCGGATCGGGTGACCGTTGGCATGGATGGTCTGGAGGTTGTCCTTGAGCCGGAGGAGGCCGCAGAAGAGTTTGGGGCGAACCTCGCGGAGTTCATGGATGAGGGGGCACTGAGTTCTCTTGCCTCTGAACTTGTGGAGCTTGTAGATGCGGACATCAACTCCCGCAAAGACTGGACCGAGATGTACATCAAGGGTCTGGAGGTCTTGGGGATGAAGTATGAAGAGAGGACGGAGCCGTGGTCTGGGGCTTGTGGGGTGTTCTCTCCTCTTTTGACAGAAGCTGCTGTCAGGTTCCAGTCAGAAATGATTGTGGAGACCTTCCCTGCTCAAGGGCCGGTTAAGACTCAGATCATTGGGGAGATCACCAGAGTCAAGGAAGAGGTGGCTGATCGTGTCCGGGAGGATATGAACGTCACCCTGACCGAGAAAATGGTGGACTACAGGTCCGAGCATGAGCGGATGCTGTATTCCCTGGGCCTGTCAGGTGCGGCATTCAAGAAGATCTACCCGGATGACAACACGGCACTCCCCGCCGCTCCCTTTGTCCCGGCGGAAGATCTCATCATTCCCTACGGCGCATCTAACATTTACACGGCCGAGCGCGTCACTCATGTGATGCGTAAGACGAAGAATGAGATCCGTAAGCTACAAGTCAGCGGGTTCTACCGGGATGTGGAGTTGGGAGAGCCCGCGCAGTTCTTCACGGACATCGAGAAGAAGAAAGCAGAGGAGCAAGGTTTCAGTCTCCAGGATGATGATCGGTATCGGATCTTTGAGATCCATGCCGATCTGGATCTCCCGGGATATGAAGAGGACGTTGCCCTCCCATATGTGGTAACCATTGAGAAGGGCAACAACACCGTTCTGTCCATCCGGCGAAACTGGGAAGAGGATGACGAGAAAAATCAGAAGCGTCAGCACTTCGTCCAGTACACCTACATCCCCGGGTTTGGTGCCTATGGGCTAGGGTATATCCATCTAATCGGTGGATATGCGCGAGCAGGCACTTCCCTTATTAGGCAACTGGTAGATGCGGGAACCTTGAGCAACCTCCCTGGGGGCCTGAAGGCCCGGGGTTTGAGAATCAAGGGAGACGACACCCCGATTGCCCCTGGAGAGTTCCGGGATGTTGATGTTCCTTCTGGTACGGTCAAAGAGAACATCATGCCCCTTCCGTACAAGGAGCCCAGCCAAGTTCTGGCGTCTCTCTTGGATCGGATCACGGAAGACGGGCGAAGACTCGCGGCCATCGCTGATCTGAAGGTCAGTGATATGTCCGCTCAGGCGCCCGTGGGGACCACCCTGGCTATCCTGGAGCGGCAACTCAAAACCATGAGTGCCGTCCAGGCCCGGGTCCACGCAAGTCTTCGGATGGAGTTCAAGCTCCTGAAGAAGATCATCAGGGACTTCATGTCTCCGGCGTATTCCTATGTCCCAGAGGGTGGGAACAGGTCGTTGAAACAGTCCGACTACGACATGGTGGAGGTGATCCCGGTCAGTGATCCCAATGCGGCCACCATGGCTCAGCGGATCATGCAGTACCAAGCGGCCCTCCAACTGGCCCAAGGTGCCCCTCAGATCTATGACCTTCCAAAGCTCCACAGGCAGATGTTGGAGGTTTTGGGGATCAAGGATGCAGAAAAGCTGGTTCCGACCTCCGATGATCAAAAGCCAAGGGATCCGGTGTCGGAGAACATGGCCGTCCTTCGTATGCAGCCCGTCAAGGCGTTTGCATACCAGGATCATCAGGCCCACATGGCTACCCATCAGGCATTCATGCAAGACCCGAACATCGCTGCGACCCTGGGTCAGAACCCCATGTCTCAGCAAATGATGGCTTCGCTAATGGCTCACATGGCAGAACATGCGGCGTTTGCCTACCGGGCCCAGGTAGAGATGCAGTTGGGCGTGACCCTTCCAGAGTTGGACGAGGAAAACAACGCCCCCATCGCCCCGGAGGATGAAAAGGCACTTGCTCCTCTTATCGCGGCGGCAGCACAGAGGACGATGGTGCAGAACCAAGCCATGTTTGCCCAACAACAAGCTCAACAACAGGCACAAAACCCTGAATTGCAGCTTCAACAGGCAGAACTTCAGCTTCGGACACAAGAACTGCAGCGAAAGAAGGCCGATAGTCAGCGAGATTTCCAAATTGCCCAACAGAAAATCGCCCTTGAGCAAGGGCGAATCAAGGCTGAAATGCTCAAGGAACAGTCCAGACTGCGGTCACAAGCCGCCCAGACGGACAAAAAGCTGCGGACGGACCTTGTCAAGACCATGGTTCGCCCGTCTCAGCAGAAACAACAGTCAAAACCCACCCAGTAATGACTGAAATCAGTCCGAAACGTCCAAAAACGGCATTTCAGACATTTTGAAACCTCCGAAAGGAGCTTTATGGCAACCACTGCGTTCTCCGTGGTGCTAAAAGAGATTGAAGACAGGCGCGAGCAAATCGCCCAAGCCCTCATCTCCGGCGGCGCACGGGACTTTTCTGAGTACAAGTCCATGACCGGCGAGATCCGAGGTCTATCGCAGGCTCATGTTTACATCATTGACCTCGTAGACCGACTTAAAAGGCTTGAAGATGAGTGAACTACTCCTGTCCGACGGGCAGTGCGAAACCGTTCTGCCCCAAACACCAGAGGAAAAGGCCCGTCAGGTGCCCGATCCAAGGACGTATCACATCCTCTGCGTCCTGCCAAAGTCCGAAGAGTCCTATGAAAGTGGCCTTCTGAAGGCCGGTCAGACGATGCACTTCGAGGAGGTTCTGTCCCCGGTGCTGTTCGTCATGAAGATGGGTCCGGACTGCTACAAAGACCCCATTCGGTTCCCCTCCGGCCCCTCCTGCAAGGTGGGCGACTTCATTCTTGTCCGTCCGAACAGCGGCACTCGGATCAAGATCCACGGACAAGAGTTCCGAATCATCAATGACGACAGCGTTGAAGCCGTCGTTCAAGACCCGCGTGGCATTCAGAGGGCATAACCATGGACAAAGAAGAGTTCAAGTTCCCTGACGAAGTTCAGGTGGTCGCTGACGACAAGAAGGTTGATTTCGAGATCGAAGGTGACGCAGAGATCGAGGTGGTGGACGACACCCCGGAGCAGGATAAGAACCGGCCTCTAATGAAGGAGGCGCCTGCGGATGTCACTGACGACGAGTTGGCGAAATACTCCGAGGGGGTCAAGCAGCGCATCCAACACTTCTCCAAGGGTTACCACGAGGAGCGCCGGGCAAAAGAATCGGCGCTGCGAGAGCGGGAAGAGGCACTGCGTCTCACCCAAAGGCTTCTGGAAGAGAACCAAAAGCTCCAGAAGTCGGCAGGACAAAGCCGGCAAGTAGCCATCGAACAGGCCAAAAAAGCCGTCGAAGGCGAACTGGACGCGGCCCGGAAGAAGTATGAAAAGGCTTATGAAGAAGGCGATGCCAAGGCAGTTCTTGCTGCCCAGGAAGAGCTTTTCTCAGTCAAGCTGAAGGCGGAAAAACTGGCGGCATTCCGTCCGCCCGAACCCACCCCTGTACAAACGCCGGAAAATGTTGTACAAACGCCGCCGACGCCACAAGTTGACCCAAAAACGCGAGCGTGGCAAGAAGCCAATCCGTGGTTTGGGTCAAATCTCCGAATGTCGGCTGTGGCGATGGAGATTCACAGAGAACTTGAGCGAGAAGGGGTGCCCGTCGGAAGCGACGAGTACTTCAATCGTATCGACTCTGAGATGAAATCTACTTTTCCTGTAGCGTTTACCCAGGAGAAGAAGAAGTCATCCGTAGTTGCCCCGGCAACGCGCAGCACAGCGCCCAAAAAGATCGTGCTGACGCAGACCCAGGTAACGCTAGCCAAGCGGCTAGGACTTACGCCTGAGCAGTACGCTCGGGCTGTTGCGGAACAGATGAGGAAACAAAATGGCTGACCAACGAACCCCCCGCGAAGCTGAAACTCGCGCCAAAGCAGAGCGCCCCATGACCTGGAAGCCTGCTGAACTGCTCCCGGAAGTGACCCCGGTTCCCGGGTACGTATATCGGTGGGTTCGCGTCAGCACTCTGGGGACCGCCGATCCCCGGAACATCACCTCCAAGTTCCGTGAAGGCTGGGAGCCTGCCAAGGTTGCAGACCATCCTGAGCTTCAGCACCTGTGCGACCCGCAAGCGCGGATCCCGGGCTCCCTGGAGATCGGTGGCCTCATCCTCTGTCGAACCCCCGAAGAACTCGTTGATCAACGGAATGCTTTCTACCAGGGTCAGGCGTCTGGTCAGATGGAGTCCGTGGACAACACCTTCATGCGCGAGAACGATCCCCGTATGCCTCTGTTCAAACAGCGTCGTTCTGAGGTCTCGTTCGGACGCGGCCAGTAAACAAGGAGTCTTTCATGTCCTACCCCTCGATTGACAAGCCATACGGCCTTCAGCCGGTCAATCTGAAGGGCGGTATCCCGTTCGCGGGTTCCACCCGGATGATCCCCATCGGCCAAGGCTACGCCACCAACATCTTCAACGGTGACGCCGTCGGCCTGTCCAACGGCAATTCCATCATCACCCCGTACAACGCGGACACGCAGTCCGCTGCCGCTGCGGGTGACATCGTCGGCGTCTTCCTGGGCTGCGAATACAGCACCGGGTCTGGCCCGATCTTCGGCAAGGTGCGGCAGCAGTACTACCCGGCGAGCACCAACGCCCCGGATGCCGTGGCCTACGTTCTGGACGATCCCAACGCCCTGTTCAAGGCCGTTGTGGTGGCGCAGGCGCAAGGTTCGGCCAACACGCAACTGAACACCGGCCAGACCGTCGGCTACATGTCGCCGTCGTTCCTGGGCACCAACGCCTTCCTGATCGCTGGCAACGGCGGCTCGACGGCAACCGGCAACTCGCTGGCTGGTGTCTCGGGTGGCAACCCCACGGTGGCTTCGTCGGTGGCGGGCAACATCCGCCAGACGGTCGGCACGGGTGCGGGCACTTCGCCTTGCCTGCGCGTGATCCAGTTGGTCCCCGAGACGGCGGTCACGGTTCAGACCGCTCTGTCCTCGTCGCCTTCGGCTGCCACGACCTTCACGGTCTCGTCCACCACGGGCATCGTCCCGGGTATGCAGTGCGTCATCGCGGGCATCAGCGGTACCACCGCTGGTTCGCCGGGTAGCAACCTGACGGTCACGGGCGTGGTCACCTCCACCTCGACCATCACGGTCAGCGCCAGCGTCACGGCGTCATCTGGGGCCTCGGTCAGCTTCATCGGCTACCCCGAAGTCATCGTTGGGTGGAACTTCGGTTACCACTCGTATCTGCTGGCCGCTGGCGTCTAAGGAGACCTCATCATGGCAATTTCTCGCGCACAGCTTCTCAAGGAACTGCTCCCCGGTCTGAACGCTCTGTTCGGTCTGGAGTACAAGCGCTACGGCGAAGAGCACAAGGAGATCTACGAAACGGAGACCTCCGACCGCTCGTTTGAAGAGGAGACCAAGCTCTCCGGCTTCAGCGCCGCTCCGGTGAAGAACGAAGGCCAAGCCCTGTCGTATGACAACGCTCAGGAAGCCTGGACCGCTCGTTACAACCACGAGACCATCGCGCAGGGCTTCTCCATCACCGAAGAGGCGATGGAAGACAACCTGTACGACAGCCTCTCGGCGCGGTACACCAAGGCACTCGCCCGGGCCATGGCCTACACCAAGCAGGTCAAGGCCGCTGCCATCCTGAACAACGGCTTCAACGCCGGTGTCGTGTATGGCGACGGTCAGGCTCTGTTCAGCACCGCCCACCCGCTGGTGTCCGGTGGCACCAACAGCAACCGTCCCACGACGGGCGCTGACCTGAACGAGACCTCGCTGGAAGCCGCTGTGATCCAAATTGCGGGCTGGACGGACGAGCGCAACCTGCTCATCGCCGCCAAGCCTCGCAAGCTGATCGTGCCCCCGGCGCTTCAGTTCGTCGCCACGCGTCTGCTGGAAACCAACCTCCGTGTTGGCACCAACGACAACGACATCAACGCGCTGAAGAACAACGGCTCGGTCCCGGAAGGCTACACGATCAACCACTGGTTGACCGACACCAACGCGTGGTTCCTGACCACCGATGTGCCCAACGGCCTGAAGCACTTCGTGCGGGTGCCCCTGGCAACCTCCATGGACCAAGACTTCGACACGGGCAACAGCCGCTATAAGGCGCGTGAGAGGTATTCTTTCGGCGTCAGCGATCCGCTCGGAGCGTTTGGAAGCCCTGGCGCCTGACAAAAAGTCCTTGTAAATCAAGGATTTAGCCCCTTCGGGGGCTTTTTCTTTGCTTGTTGCGCTATAAAGCTAAAGAAGGCTTGACGGCAAGGGTTCAGTGGGTTAGTATCTGACCACATCAACCAAGGAGTCCGAGATGGCCATCATCTACCGAATCACCAACATGGCGAACGGCAAGTTCTACATCGGCAGCGCCGAGAGTTTTGCCCGCAGAGAGTGGCAACACAAGTACGCGCTACGCCGTAACGAGCACAAGAACCCGCGTTTACAGGCTGCATGGAACAAGTACGGCGAAGAGATGTTTGTGTTTGAAGTGATTGAAGAGATCCCAGAAGGAGGGGATCAGCTTGTATGCGAAGACAAGTGGCTGAGGGGGTGTGTTGGCAAGCCTGAGTGTTACAACGTAAATACTTTGGCCACTGCTCCGCGACTAGGTTTAACGCTTTCAGAAGAAAGCAAAGCCCAACTTAGCGTTAACAGGAAAGGCAAACATGCAGGAGAAGCACACTATCGCTACGGCAAAACGGTAAGCGAAGAAACCAAAGCCAAGATCGGAAACGCCCAGAGAGGGAAACCCAAGGCGCCTGGGCGCAAGGTCTCTGAAGAGGGCCGCGCCAAGATCCGTGCCGCTGCCGCTGCGGGGCACTACAGCCATTGGGAGGGCCGTAACCACACCGAAGAAGCCAAGGACAAGATGCGCCGCCCGATCTACGCCATCCTCCCGGACGGCACACGCCGGGACTTTGTAGGTGTCTCTGCTGCGGGTAAAGAGTTGGGTGTCGCCTACCCCATGCTGGTGCGGTCGATGAAGGCTGGAAAGCCGCTTGCGAAGGGGCGACTGGCAGGGTGGCTGTTTGCGTACGCAGACCTTGACCAAGGGGGCTGAGTGTGCTAGGCTCGGGCTAGCCCGAGACCAACTTCCCTACCGACCGACTCGGCGGACTCGTCCTCAAGACGGTAGGGGTATCTGAGGAAAAGCCATGTCCTTCTCCACCTTCTCCGGCCCGATCCGCTCGGGCACCCAGCGCTACAACCCTGGCCGCAACACGGGCCTTGTTGTCCTGACGCAGTCCGCTACCATCAACATGAACGGCGTGGCCCTGACATCGGCTGCGCCAGTGCAGAACCTCTTCACGCTGCCTGCGGGGTCCAAGATCCTGTCGTTCCGTTTTGAGAAGACGATCATCCTGGCGGGCAACTCGATCTCTCAGGTCGCTGCCATCGTCGGCAACGCGTCGGACGACAACCAGTACCTCGAATCGGTGAACCTTGCCGTGGCGAAGGGTGTGGCTGCGCAGGCTACGGTCGATGCGGGCATGCAGGTAGACGACTGCGACAACATCGGCACCTCGGACGTACTGCTCCAGGCGACTTTCACGGCGACGACGGGCGACGCCACGTCGGGCCAGATCGTGGTCACGGTGAGCTACGTTCAGCGTCAGCCGGATGGTTCAGTGAACCCGACCGAGTACCAGAACTGATTCTGACGCCCCTCCGGGGGCGTTCTCCTATTGGAGTTCACCATGATGCAGACTGACGTCAGTTCAGGTTCAGTTGGCGCAGCCACGAGCGCGTCAATTACGACTTACCGCACGCGCATCAAAGCCATCGCTATGACGTACACCGCCAGCGCGGGTGCGTTGACAATTACTGACGGTAACGGTGGTCCTACGCTGTTCGCGTTCACTCCCGCAGCGGCGGCAGGCTCGCTGTACATGCTGCTCCCTGGCGAGGGTATTTTGGCGCAAACGGGTATTTACGCCACCACGGGTACCGGCACCACCGCCACGGTGATGTATGGCTAAGACACCTGCGTGGACGCGTAAGGAAGGCAAGTCAGAGGCCGGTGGCCTCAACGCCAAAGGCCGCGCTTCCTACAACGCTGCCAATCCAGGGAAGCCTGGGCTCAAGCCGCCAGCGCCGCACCCCAAGACAGAGAAGGATGCTGCTAGACGGAAGTCTTTTTGCTCTCGAATGCTCGGGCACAAGAAGAAGAATACTTCCTCTGAAACATCCAACGACCCCAACTCCCGCATCAACAAATCCCTGAGGGCATGGAATTGCTGACATGGAAGCAACGGTCATTTGGAACGCCATCCTGACGGTGTTGATTGGTGTTGTGGGTTTCTTCATGGCATCCAAGTTCAGAGAGCTTGATAGGCTCAGCATCCTGCTGAACCGGACCCGTGAGGAAGTCGCCCGGGACCACATCACTCGCGCAGAGTTCCGGCAGGACATGAAGGAGTTGATCGAACGCTTTGACCGGATTGAAGCCAAGATTGACACGCTGAGGATCAAACCTCATGCCGTACAAATCTGAACCTCAGGCACGCCTCATGCGTGCTGTTGCGCACAGCCCCAGCTTCGCCAAGAAGACGGGAATCCCCCAGGCCGTAGGCCGGAAGTTCGAGAGTCACCGGGCCGATGGCCCCAAGGAGCCTGAAATGATGAAGAAGCCCCTCCCCCCGTTCATGCAGAAGGAAGCCAAGAAGCCTGCGGACAAGGCGAAAGGCAAGAAGGAACTCCCGCCCTTCATGAAGAAGGACGCCAAGCCCAAGAAGATGGCGTACGGCGGCAAAGCCTGCTGAAAGGGCACACCATGTACACGAAGGAAATGGGTCCACCCCCGGTCGATATCGACCAAGCCTCCGCGCTGCCCCCGGCACAGCGCAAAGCTGCTGAGCGCAAAGCTGCTGAGCAGACCAAGAAGGATTACCCGAAGCCCCCGGCCAAAAAGGCCAAGGGCGGCATGACCAAGGGCTACGCCAAGGGTGGCGTCACCCGCGCAGACGGCTGCGCAGTCAAAGGCCACACGCGTGGCAGGATGGTGTGAGATGAGGACGACCTACACAGGCCCGGTCAAGAACCGGGGTGAAAACGCCAGAGGTCAGGCGAACGTCAGCCGTGAAGAGCTTGAGGACTTCAGGCGTCAGTACGGTCGGGACAAGACGCTGCGTGATCTGCTGAACGCAGATCGGACGGGCAAGCTCCCGGCTTCGGAGAAGTCTCCGATGGCGCGGGGCCCGCAGGAGGCCAATGTAGCGCCGCGTCGTGCTGAGATCCCCACGGGTGGCAGTGCCAAGGCACCTGAAGAACGCGGCGAGCGGATGAGTCCTCTGGAGATGGGCCTGCTAACCACGGCAGGCGCATTGGCAGGCCCCGCTCTTGGTCGTGGTGCTGCTGCGGCCTATAGGGGCGCCAAAGATGTTGTGGGCACTGTCCGTGGCGCTGTGCAAGCCAGCCGGGGCCTGGAAGAAGCGCGACGCGCACGGCTTGCGCGGGAGATGGATGACAGCCTGCCTGCGCCAGCAAGCATTCCTGAGCTTGGGCGAGGCGTTTTCCGTAGTGCCCGTGAGAAGGCTGAAGCCGAAGCACGAAATGCCAAACCGCGTGTGCGGGTTGAAGGCGCAAAGGGCGGTGTGTATCGTTCCGAGGCGCCCAAGACCGAGTCCAAAGCTGGCCCTGAATTCCGTAGTCGTACCGCAGATCGGATGGACGAACGAGAGATGGGCATGAAGAAGGGCGGCAAGGTCAAGACCTACGCCAAGGGCGGCAGCGTCAAGGGCTCGGGCTGTGAACAGCGCGGCCTGAGGAAGTGCAAGGTGTACTGATGCGAGCCTCACGCGGCATGGGCGCCATCCGCCCGGAGTTGAAGAAGCCCAAGGTCATCCGTCGCAAGGACGGGGACAAGGTGGATCTTTATGCTCAGGGCGGGGAGTCCCGCGTAAACGAGGCAGGCAATTACACCAAGCCCGGGATGCGCAAGGCCTTGTTTGAACGCATCAAGGGGCAGGCTACGCAAGGAACTGCTGCAGGGCAATGGTCGGCACGCAAGGCACAGCTTCTGGCAAAGCAGTACAAGGCCAAGGGCGGCTCGTACAAGGACTGACATGAAGTCCCCGCAGAAATCGCTCCGCGACTGGACAAGCCAAGAATGGCAGACCAAGTCTGGGAAACCGTCTTCCAAGACGGGGGAGCGGTATCTGCCTAAAGCCGCGATTGCCGCTTTGTCCCCTGCCGAGTACGCCGCAACGACCAGGGCCAAGCGTGCTGGTAAGGCCGCAGGCAAGCAGTTCGTGAAGCAGCCCAAGGGCGTTGCCCAGAAGACCGCGAGATTCCGATGACTACATCAGGAGCTACCACGTTCAACCTCGACCTCAATGACGCGGTCGAGGAAGCGTTTGAACGCTGCGGATCCGAGCTTCGCACGGGCTACGACCTGCGCACGGCGCGGCGATCCCTGAACCTGCTGTTTGCAGATTGGGCGAACCGTGGTGTAAACATGTGGACCTTTAACCAGGGCATGATCCCCCTAGTACAGGGTACCAACACCTACACGCTGCCGTCAGACACCGTGGATCTTCTGGAGCATGTCATCCGCACGGGGGCAGGGAACGTTTCAACGCAGGTTGATCTGACGATCACGCGGATCAGCATCAGCACTTACTCCTCCATCCCGAACAAGCTCCAGCAGGCGAGGCCTATCCAGGTGCTGGTGAACCGGAACTCCGGAGCGACCTATCCTGTGGGGAGCAGTTATTCCCCCAGCGCCACAGCCCTGCCAAGCATCACTGTGTGGCCCACGCCGGATCAGACGGGCGTGTATCAGTTTGTGTACTGGTACTTGCGGCGTATTCAGGATGCCGGGTCTGGTGGAGAAGCTACTCAGGACATCCCTTTCCGCTTCATCCCTTGCTTGGTCTCCGGGCTGGCGTACTATCTCGCCATGAAGCTCCCGGGCGGCATGGAGCGTCTCCAGATCCTGAAGGCGCAGTACGACGAAGACTGGGATCGTGCATCGAGCGAAGACCGTGAGAAAGCCGCCGTAAGATTCGTCCCGAGGCAGATGTTTATCGGGGGCTAAATGGCATACAAAACACGCGAACAAGCCCTAGCTTACTACAAAAAGTACAACGAGGAAAATCGTGAAAAGCGTAAGGCCGCTCGTAAAAAATGGGCGGAAGAAAATAGAGCGTATGCCTTAGAAAAGCAAAAAGAGTATGCAAAAGCTAACGCTGAAAAACTAAAAGCGTACTATAAAGAGTACAACGTTTCGCAAAGACTTAACAGCAGCGAATACCAAAAAAGCTATTACGAAACGAACAAAGAACGTATAGCGGAACGGAAGAAAGCGTATCGTGAAGTTAACAAAGCACGAATTGCTGAGACTAAAAAAGCTGATTACGAAGCAAACAAAGAAGCTCGTTTAGCACAAAAGAAGGAATACCGTAAAAAAGCGGCTGGTAATATTGCTTACCTAAATGCTTGCAGGAAAGAGTCGGTACGGTTGCGTACACCAAAATGGCTAACCAAGCATGATAAGCTTAGGATGAAGTGTACGTATGCCATCGCCGCCATGCTTACGCGCCACAACGGCGAGCCTTGGCATGTGGACCACGTTATCCCGCTTCAAGGAAAAGCGGTATCTGGCTTGCATGTGCCGTCCAATTTACGTGTCATGCGTGGCGTAGAAAACATCTCAAAGAAAAATAAATTTGAGGTGACGCATGGCTAACCGGTTTGCAAACGGAGCCAAAAGCTTCGGATTTTGTGATCGTTGTGGTTTTAGGTTTCCATTAAAGAAGCTTAAAAACGAAGTTATTAAAACCAAACTAACCGCAATTAAGTCATGCCCGCAGTGTTGGAGTGAGGATCACCCGCAGTTGCAGTTGGGGATGTATCCCATCGCAGACCCCCAGGCCATCCGTGACCCCCGCCCAGACACCAATACGTGGTATCAGTCGGGAACCAACGGGCTGCAGCTTGACAACACCAGCGGCACTGGACCGAACCAAGATGGTTTCCCTGGCGAGGGTATGCTGGTCATCCAGTGGGGGTGGAACCCGATTGGTGGCGCAAGAGATTTCGACGCAGTCCTCACGCCGAACACCTTGGTGGGGCGAGGGGAAGTTGGTACAGTAACGGTCGCATGAAAAGGAGAAACCCATGAAGATGACACCCAAGCAAGCGGTCCACAAGCACGAGGCCGCGATGCACCCGGGCAAGCCCAAGACCAAGCTCGCCAAGGGCGGGGTCACCAACGAGATGCTGATGCAGTCGGGCCGCAACATGGCCCGCGTCGGCAACCAAGGCGCCGTTGGGCGCAAGGGGAAGTGACATGAAGGCCAAGCCCGTGTCCACCCCGGTGATCAACGCTCCCGCGCCCATGCCGCGCATGGTGGTGGGCAGCATCTCCACTTCCCCGGCCCCTGGCCCGAAGACAACCGGCATCAAGGTGCGCGGCGGCAAGGCGCAGACCAAGGGCTTCATGGCCCGGGGGCCGATGGCGTGAACTACACCGAACTGAAGGCCGCTGTTGAGGATTACGTCGAGAACACGTTCTCGGCGACTGACTTCGCCACGATGACGGATTTGGCGGAGCAGAAGATCTACAACACGGTACAGCTTCCAGCGCTACGCAAGAACGTCACGGGCACGCTGAGTCAAGGCAATCAATACCTGACCACGCCCGGAGACTTCTTGTCGGTCTTCAGTTTGGCGGTGTTTCCCACTGCTGGTGGAGATTACACATACCTCCTGAACAAGGATGTGAACTTCATTCGGGAAAGCTACCCCAACCCGTCGGTGACAGGCACGCCGAAGTATTACGCGCTCTTCGGCCCGGTCTACAACCTGCCAACGGAACTGACCTTCATTCTCGGCCCAACGCCTGCCCCCGGTTTTACCGCAGAACTGCACTACTTCTACTACCCCGAAAGCATCGTCACGGCGGGTACGTCTTGGCTCGGGGACAACTTCGACAGCGCTTTGTTCAACGCGGTCTTGGTAGAAGCGGCCCGGTTTATGAAGGCCGAACAGGACATCGTTCAGTTGTACGTCGGGCAGTTCAACGACTCCATCCTGCTGCTGAAGAACCTGGGCGACGGCAAGAACCGCATGGACGCCTACCGCAGCGGGCAAGTCAGGAATCCGGTGAAGTAAATGCCTATCCTCCAAGGAATGTGCTCCTCCTTCAAGCAGGAGTCCTGGCTGGGTATCCATGACCTGGATACCGATGTCCTGAAGATGGCCCTTTACACGGCCACTGCGGATCTGAGCCAAGCCACGACTGCTTACAACGTTTCAACAGCAGGGCAGGTTCCTTCGGGGAGTGGGTACACCACTGGAGGTGAGACCATTACTGGGGCCCAAGTACTTCTCTCTGGTACTACGGCCTATCTGACGTTCAATAACCCTGTCTGGACCGGCGCATCGTTCGTCTGCCGGGGTGCGCTGATCTACAACGCCAGCGAGGCTAACCGCGCCATCGCGGTCATTGACTTTGGCGCGGACAAGACGGCCTCTGGCACATTCACTGTTCAACTTCCGGCATCAACCGCCACAACTGCGCTGCTGCGCTTTGCATAGGAGTACAAGATGATCAACAAGTCCAAGGCGAGCGATGCTGTTGCCGCCACCGTAGAGCGCAATACCGCTCCCACCGACAGGGTTCGTGCTGGTGGCGTGTTTCACATCCAGTGCATCGGCCCGGACGGTAATCTGAAATGGGAGACGCAGTCTCACAACCTCGTTGTAAACGAGGGGCTGTTCTACATGAACGAAGCGGCCTTGGGTGGTGGTTCTCAGATCACTACTTGGTATATCGGCCTGTACGGTGCGGCCTCGTCCAACAACCCCGCTGCGGGTAACACGATGGCCAGCCACGCGGGCTGGACGGAGGAGACGGGGTACAGCAATGCCACACGCCCCACTTGCACGTTCGGTACGGCTACGACGGCAGACCCTTCTGTGATCAGCAACACGGCCTCTCCTGCGTCGTTCAACATCAACGCCACCGCAGTGATTGGGGGTGCATTCCTGACCTCCAACGACACCAAGGGCGGCACGACGGGAACGCTGTTTTCCGCTGCGGACTTTGCAGCGCCTGGGGACCGTTCTGTGGCTAGCGGCGACACGCTGAACTGTGTTTACACTTTTTCCCTTGATGCCGCATAACTGACAAAGAGACAGTTTTAACAGACGGCCATGATCAAGATCGACTTCCAATTCGAGACCCCTCACGGCAAGTTTGCTGATGCTCTTCATCTGCCTGACGATCACGGCTTCACAGAGGCTGAGATTGAGGCGATGAAGGAGCAGCGGCGCGACAACTGGATTGCTGTGGTGACAGCGCCTCCTGCACCGGAGCCTGAGAC